ACTTTTGTCCTAAGCAAACGCTTAAGACCTATTGAAAAAGAAGGAAAACAAGATAAAGTTGGATTTGAGAAAAAATAAACATTGACAACGGCAGTCAAATGTGATATATTATAATTACTAATAAGGAGAAATATAATGCAAGAAGTGAAAATAATAAGACTCTCTACTGGCGAAGATGTAATCGCTAAAGTCGGAGAAAACGATCAAGGATATAGTCTAAAAAATCCTTTCGTAATCATACCTCAACAATCAGCACCAGGACAACCAATATCTTTGATGATGTCATTGTATAATGCGTATGGTAAAAAAGATACGGTTACTTTGTCTAAAGACAAAATTGTTTTTATGACAGAACCTAAAGATGAAATATTAAAATCTTACGAACAAAATACAAGTAAGATTATAACACCTAAATCAAGTTTAATAACAGAAACAAATATACCATCTTTGAAGAAGTGATAAAAGTTTACTTTATACGGACAAATAATGAAAAGGTCTGTGTTGAAGTAGAAGAAGGAACCACTTTAATGCAGGCGGCTAGACAAGCAGATATTAGAGAAATACCTGCCGATTGTGGTGGCAATTGTGCTTGTGCCACTTGTCATATTCATTTAACAAATGCTTGGGCACATTTATTGCCTATTAAACAAAATGGTTTAGAACAATCATTATTAGAATATGAAAAAGGTTATATTGAAGGTGTAAGTAGATTGAGTTGTCAAATACAATTGACAAAAGAACTAGATAATTTAACGGTGAGATTAAGAGATAATGAACTTTTATAAATCAGTAATAGAACATCACGGCAAACTTCTTGTTAGAGGTATACATAATGGACAAGAGTTTAAAGAGAAGATTGATTATAGTCCTACTCTTTATGCTATCTCACAACAAAATACAGAATTTAAAACTCTATCAGGTCAATCTTTAAAACCTATTCAATTCGGCAGTATCAAAAAGGCAAGAGAATTTAAACGAAGTTATAATACAGAAAATGCACCTATCTTTGGTATGGATCGTTATCAGTATCAATATATTGCTGACAATTATCCTGAAGATATAGAATGGTCAAAAGATCATATAAAAATATTTACACTTGATATAGAGTGTACTGCTGAAAATGGTTTTCCTGATATACAAAATCCAGTAGAAGAACTATTAGCAATCACGGTTAAGAATCAATCTAACAAACAGATTATAACTTGGGGTACAGGTGATTTCAAAACTGATAGAACAGATGTACATTATATAAAATGTAGAAACGAAAAGTCTTTGATTATGGAGTTTATGAAGTTTTGGATGAAGAACTATCCAGATGTAATCACAGGTTGGAATACAAAGTTTTTTGACTTGCCTTATCTATGTAATAGAATTAAATTACTTACAGATGAAAAAGTTGTAAGAAGATTATCGCCTTGGAATTTAGTAGGCACCGAAGAAATAACCGTAAGAGGTAGATCGCAATTGTATTATGACTTATATGGTATTGCAATGCTAGATTACCTTGACTTATATAAAAAGTTTATACCTACAAGACAAGAGAGTTATAAGTTAGATCATATAGGTAAAGTAGAATTAGGTTTAGCAAAAGACCCTAACCCTTATGATACATTTAGAGAATGGTATACAAAAGACTTTCAATCGTTTGTAGATTACAATATTAAAGATGTTGAGATAGTTGACCAACTAGAAGACAAATTAAAACTAATTGAATTAATCTTAAATATGTCCTATGAGGCAAAGATTAATTATCAGGATGTATTTTCACAAGTTAGATTTTGGGATACATTAATCTATAACTTCTTGCGTAAAGATAACATTGTTATTCCACCAAAAGAAGATAATATAAAAGATGAAAAGTATCCTGGTGCATATGTAAAAGACCCATTGGTCGGTATGCACAACTGGATTGTTTCGTTTGACATCAACTCACTATACCCACATTTGATTATGCAGTATAATATTTCTCCAGAAAAAATTATTGGTATGAAATCAAATGGGATTACGGTGAATAAGATGTTGAACGAATCAACGCCTCTAACATATCTTAAAACTGAAGGTGCAACGATAACACCCAATGGCGCATTATTCAAAACTGATAGTGAAGGTTTCCTACCTAAACTATTAAGTAAAATGTATAATGATCGTGTATATTATAAGAAAAAAATGTTAGAGGCGAAAAAAGAATATAACAAAACAAAAGACCCTAAATTAACAAAAGAAATATCTCGTTGTCATAATATACAATGGGCAAAGAAGATTGCCTTAAATAGTGCTTACGGTGCAATCGGTAATCAATACTTTAGATATTATGATGTAAGACAGGCAATGGCGATTACACTTGCAGGTCAATTTGTTATTCGTTTCATAGAGAAGAATGTAAATGAATATATGAATAAGATATTAAAGACACACGATAAGATAGATTATATTGTGGCGTCTGATACAGATTCAATTTATCTTACAATGGATAAACTTGTTGAACAAGTATGTAAAGATAAAACAAAAGAACAAACATTAAAGTTTCTAAACAAAGTTGTTGAAAGTAGAATAGAACCTTTCCTAGATAAGTGTTTCAAACAATTAGCAGAATATACTAACGCATTTGAAAATAAAATGGTTATGAAACGAGAAGTTATTGCTGACAAAGGTATATGGACTGCCAAAAAAAGATATATGTTAAATGTATTAGATGAAGAAGGTATTACATTTGACGAACCTAAACTAAAGATTATGGGTATTGAGGCAGTTAAATCATCAACACCTGAATATTGTAGAGGCAAAATTAAAGAATCAATTAAGATAATAATGTCTAAACAAGAAAGTGATTTACATAAATTTGTAAAAGAAACTAAAGAAGAATTTTTAAAACTACCTGCTGAGGCAGTATCGTTTCCTAGAAGTTGTAATAATATGAAAAAATATTATTCTTCTAGTGATGTGTTTATTAAAGGCACACCTATTCACGTGAAAGGTGCTTTAATTTATAATCATCAAATAAAACAATTTGGATTAGAAAAGAAATATCCGTTGATACAAGAAGGTGATAAAATTAAATTTGTTAAATTACTAGAGGCAAATCCATTTAAGTTTGATGTAATTAGTTATGTAACTGAACTGCCTAAAGAGTTTAAATTAAAAGACTATGTTGATTATGAATTACAATTTGAAAAAACACTACTTGATCCTATTAGATTTATATTACAACCGATAGGGTGGACACCTGAACCAAAGGCAAGTTTAGAGGCGTTTTTTGGATGATAGAATTAAGAATTGCGAATGATGACACAAGTAAAAAGTTTATTAATGAAACAATACAAAACTTTCATAGTTATGTACCATCTACCGTATCCGTGGGCAGACGCATTGATTGGGTTGTTTTTAACGAAGGGAAACCTGTGGGTATGATAGGTATAGGATCATCTGTATATCCACCACCAAAAGATATACTTAATTATGTGAAGATGAAAAAAGAAGAATATAAAAATAACTTTAATAGTTTTGCTAACAACTGGCGTTTCTGTATGAGAGAGAAGATTAAAAATGCAGGTACACAAGTATTAAAAGAATTAAGAAAACAAGCACCACTACATTGGAAACAAAAGTATAGTGATGAACTAAAATATTTAATTACATTTGTTGCAGGTGGCAATAACGGTGCAGTATATAAAGCAGATAACTGGAGTATGATAGGAGAAACATCTGGTTTACCTAAACATAAATCAGTATCAATGAAATGGAATAATAAAGACGAGTTAAAAGAACTATATGTTAAACCAACAGGTGAGAATAAAAAGATGATTTTTATTAAAAGTATATGATAACAAATTTAATTATTTTCTATCTTACGGTTTTCATAGCATTTCGTTGGGGTCAAAAGATTGCAATGACACCTATTGATACTAAAGCATTTTTTATAATAACATTGACAATATGGATACTAATAAAATCATTAACGCAGACAGCCTAGTACACTTAAAAACTTTAAATGATAATGTTTTTGATTCGTGTGTAACTGATCCACCATATCATTTAACATCTATTGTAAAAAGA